ATAATATTCAACATACCATAAAGAAACAATCGAAAATGCCTATCTCTTACAAGACTAGCTATTTTCCAAGAAGTCAAGTCGCTGTAAAAAGCCAGATTGACAACCAAACCCCCACCCGAGGTAATAGCTCACGCTATTCTTCTATTGGTGGTCGAGGGGATGCCCAGTCTAGCCAGACTGGAACCCTCTCTACCATCGTCTTCCCCACCATCCAAAAACCAACTTTTGTCGGTGCCCAATTCAACCGAGTTGGATCTGACGCTTCCCGTCTTTTGAAAACTTTCCGCCCTATGTGCCCCCGCAAGGACACAGAGGAAGAGAGAATCGCAAAGTTAGTCAAACGTGCCAAATCTAGCCGCGACTGGATCAAACCCCAGTTTGCGAAGGATTTTGTTATTGCGCCTGATTTTGTTAAAACCAAAGATTATCTCAAAGCTGAAGTATTCACTGATCCTAAGACACCAATAGGAGTTCGGTACAAACCAATCATGTTTCAACGTCATACCCGATTGCCTTACCATTTTGTTCACCCAGAGGAGATTAAGTTTGACCGTGTGGCCGCCCTTAAACGTTTACGTGCTTTCAAACCACCAAACATCAAGTGGACTAAGAAAACCTCATTCCCCGTACATCATCGTCTGCCTAGAAACAAGGCCTACTGTCGTGTTCCCGGTGGTGTCCTCCTGAAAGGCCATTTCATACCTGACGAACCGCTGATTGAGCATCATAATGGACCTATGGCGGAGAGCGTCTTACAAGTGATATACGATTATGTCACTAAGAGTTTTCCACTGATACCCGCCGCAGCTGCTCAGTCTTTGGTGTCGTCGTTGCTCGCGATGGGCCAGACCATATATCTCCTATCACAGGCTGAGACTGTTGCAAAGAGGATTCTACATGTCGGGTGCCTTCTCATTCATCTGACAGCTTGCGGCGCTTCTGTTAAAGTTTTAACCGACTTTGGTTCCGTAAAACGTCGTATTGATAAGGCTCTATCGGCTGGGCACATCGGGTCTATTCGAACAGGTGACCCTGATATTGATGGCATCACTATCGCTGTCCAGAATTGGCTCAATGAGAACTTTGAAAATGAGACACAAACGGAAACTTTGAGTGATGACTCAATTGAAGGGAATGACTACGATGATTACACCAAGAAAACTTTCAGACCGTTACAAGATATGATTGATTCAGACGCTTCCTCTCTCTTGAGCGGCTCCACCGGCACATCATCCATCAGTTCTGCAACATCACGTCACACAGGATCAACCATCTTGCTTCATGAAGAGGTCTGCGATTCAATCGACCATCATCTCACAACGTTAAAATGGGTCCAAATCGGCGCTACTTTGTTCTACACAGCACTCGCTTCAATCGCTGCAGGTGCCGGAAAGTCCGTGAGTAGTATCAACGCCATGTTTGCTCTCACAGAACATGTCAAGAAAGCTTCCACAAACGTTAAAGATCTGACCGAGACAATTCTAAAGGATGTTATGGGACAAGATCTCGATGGAACGCAAGGGCTTTACACTATTTACACTGACCTGTTAACTAGAGCTCAAGCCTTTGATTTGAAAACAGCTACTGACGTTTGTTCTGAGGGCACAACTTTTGTTCTTCGTGACCTCGTTCGCGACATTGGTGCTGCGCTGAATCGACAAAGTATTCGTTTTGATAACCTAGGCCCATCCCGAACTATCTTAACATCAACTCACACTCGGCTACACACTTTGCTAGAAGCAGTTTGGGTTCGTAAGCGCACTAGTGAACACTACGTCGACCCCTTTGTTATCCAACTGGTCGGAGAACCTGGTGTTGGTAAGACTCGTTTTGCCAGATATGCTACAGACATCATCAATTCGGAAGTGTATCAAAAACCGGACATGGGAATATATCAAGTTAACGTAGGTAAGAAGGAGTTCTTTTGGCTGCCTTACGCCGGGCAAAAAGTTGCGTTTATGGATGAGTTCCTCGCTCAAGGACCCGATGACCCCTTAATTGGTGTTTTCAATGAAGTTTTTTCGGGTTCCTTTTACAATCTTGAAGGAGCTGCCATCGACGACAAAGTTCAACCACGTGAATTTGAGTTGGCAATACTCTCCTCGAACCAAGGGCGCAGAGTCCTTCGCGATCAACACCACCATTTTGCTGCTGACTCTGAAGCGGCGCTTTACGGCCGTATCAGGACTTTTGAGATTGTCGATCCCCTTGTAGCCGGAAACCGACGCTTGTTGGATCATCGTAGACCTGATTTTTCCCATCTGACCATATATCCTGTCACGTACCAATTACAAGGAGCCGGTTATCTCAAACGACAGGACGGCCCCGCCATTTCCGTTCGACAGCTCATTGACATTATGAAAGCCGGAATACAGGCAGCCCGAAACAACAAGGTTGTACCTGGGGCCGCTATCCCGCCCCCTGGTGAAGTTCCAGGTGTTGCACCATTTGCGGGCAACCCTGGTCCCCCCATTAATCTCCACCCTGGGCTAGCACGGTTTAACCCAGCACAAGCCCCGCCTATGAACCCCTTCTTTGATCTTGTGGATCACCATGCTGCGACACCGCTTATAGTCCATATCAATGGGCCCCCCCATACAAATAAGACTCTGTATGCATCAACTATTCTTAAAACTATGGCAGCAACGTATAATTTAGAGTATGAGTGTATTCGATCATTTAACCAGAATTCTAGTGAAGCAAAGATGTACGTAGTAGATGATATGATTCGAGTTGGAGAAAACGGTAATTCACATGAATATATGCACTGGTTGTCTAATGTCCCTTATAATGCTATTGTAGTTGTGTGTTCTAATATTGATATTCGCTTTGAAAGGGAGTCATTGCTTGCTCGTACTGGAAAGTATTTCGCTAGTTTCGTTAGAAAGACGTATGATCATAACCATTTAGTTGTCCCTAACTTAGGAGATGTAACAGGTATCGCCCGCAGACTCGCACTAAGCGGCTCAATAAAGATTGGAGCCACCTCATCTAGAAAGAGCAGCTCCATTGTCAATCCCCATTGTGGCGTTTTTGTCCGATCAGTGAACACCGGTAGAGAATTTTGGACAGGCCTTAAATTTATCCCCACCAACGACTCAATTCTTACCAGTACGATTGAAGATGCTTACATTACCCATCTTCAGTCTGCTGGCGGGAGAACTCATCAACATGTTATGTCCATTCCGGAAACAAACGCTGATATAATTGTCACCTGCCCTGATATTGCATCACTTCGAAACATGCTTAATAACCCCGCTCGGCTCATCTCGGCGTACGCGAGCCCTCAACCCCCATCGAATGGGGTGCCAGGGTGTGGCGTCTGGGTTAGCCGTCGGTGTGAACAAGCTAACCTCGGAGGGCTGAATTACTGGAGCTATGGTGGACCACTCAATGATGACAACGATCTTCTCAGTCTCACCACGGACTACTGCACGCGTATGTCTGCTCTTGGAAACAACTTCACATGTATTGTTCACATTGGTCGCTTCAAAGCCTATGTCAACGGTAATATGATCAAAACCACATCTAATCCGCTGATTCTCAGAGGAGTAGTTGATAAGGGCAACGAATTTGATATCATTCTGTCCAAAACAGGCGAGCCCGATATTGCTGTAACAATCAAAGAATCCGAAGTCGAGTACATCGTAAATGGTCATTGGCATCTCACATCCTTAATCTCACTACCATTGTCCATTAAAACTATTGTTCGTGACACCCTCATTAATGATAATCGTTTAGGTAATCTTAGAACTAATGGAATGAAAGCACATTATACTAGGGCTCGTAAATTGTGGTTACTTGCCACTGGCAAGAAAGTTAAAGAGTTTGTATGTGAGAATAAATGGGCTCTCCTCATAGGAGGTGCAGCCATGCTTGTATTGTTGATAATGTGGTTTAAACGTAATAAAGCCCCCTTAGTTAAGGAAACGAATGAGTTTACTGTTGAATTAAATAAAAAAGTGTTTCGCCCATTGTCCCAGGAAGAGTTTGCCTATTATCAACTAAATTGGATGGAGGATCGTCAAAACCTCCTAGGTTGGGGTCCCCGTGAATTGTTCCACCTTGTGAGTGATCTCCCTTCTGGCATTCAACCCTATTGGAGAAAAGAGTATCCGTTTTTGTCAGCGCACCTACCTCTTGAATTGGATGAACACATGAAATTCGAATCCCACGTCTTGTACATGGATTCAGGCGAATATGAGTCTTGGTTGGCAACGATCAAATCTGATGATTTCGCCCTCAAAAGAAGAGGAGTTGTCGATAAAGACTTGTATGATGGAATCGCTGAAGCAACGAGAGGCAGGATTACTCGAAACATGTATCTGTCCGCTTTTCTTGATCCGGAGGAGAAGAAAAAGTGGAAATCTAAAACGCCTGCACGATACAGCGAGGACAGGGAAGAGCGATTTAAACCTAAGTACAACAATCGACACGCTCAGGATAGGGACGCGAGAGAGTACGAGGAGAGACAAAATAAAGGAAACTTCTCTGATATGGGCCACGCAACAGAGTGGAGACAGGACTCAACACCCAACATCGCTACCCCCAAGCCCATCGATGATTTAGTTACACGTCTGCAAGCTGCGCGAGTAGGGGTTTTCACGGATTTAGGAAAAGTTTATGGTGTGCACATCTCCAATGGTTATATTCTCACTGTGTTTCATGTCGTATCGAATATCATTAATACCCCAACAAGACCCTTCATCACCTCCGACCAATACAAGGGACCTGCTGATATTGTTTACTCCGACTCGAAGAGAGACATAGCTATTCTTAAGGCACCCCACGCTCATTGGCCAGAGACTATTAAACGCTTCCCCCACGAACTCCCGAATGAATGTAATGGTATGATTGTCCTTAACCGCTCAACGGCTGTCGCTGTTTATGGGCCCACTTTTTTTTTTGTTGAATGTGGATTACAATATAAAGATGCTATGGATGTGTCTCCTAATCGTGAAAACCTGTTTAAAACTGTACTCACCCATTCCCCCATTGTTACTGGACCCGGAGACTGTGGTAGTCCATTAGTCAACGCTGATGCTGGTGGGACAATTCTTGGTATTTATACCGGGTTAAATGTCGTCAGCAAAACAGCTATGTCATCAGCGATAACGCAAGCGGAATTGGAAAACATCATAAAGAGCGTCACTTTCTTCAAAGAAGAAAATGCTAAAACAGAACATCACTCTTTAATAGAAACGGATCGCGTTGTTGACGAATGGACCGCGGCTCAACTATCCTGTGCTAAAAGCGATTTCCCAACATTTGACTTAGACGTAGTTGCTCGATGGAAAAATTCATTTTTTGTTCCCACCAAACCAGGAAACTGGGTGGAATCCCCGCTCGCTCAGTACCTGCCAAAACATAAGAAACCAATTGTCATTGACCCTGTAGTGTTAGAGAAAAATGGTGTTATCCTACCCGTAAATAATAGAGGCCAAAGAAGTGTGAAAATGGAACTAGCCCGTAAATTTGTTAGACAAAGGAGAGCTCCTAAATTGGATTTACTTAAGAACATTGCCCGAGAAGCGGCCCGACACCATTTTGCTACCAGCCAAGTAAGAAAACTAACATTTGATGAGGCGGTCTACGGACTAAAACCTTCTGATTTTTTTTTTGATCATTACACACCGTCCCCCCTTGATACAAGTGCTGGTGAATATTTTAAAGCAAGGTGGGGTGTTACAACAAAGAGTGATATGTTTGTGAAAAATAAAGATAAAACAATAGATTACACAACAGGTAAACCAGTAGTCAAAAATGTTGAAGCATACCAGGATTTGAAAGATCGCGTCGAGTACATCGATAAATTGGCTAGGAGAGGAGAGACTTTATTAGTTATTCATAAGGCTTGTGTGAAAGATGAATTATTGAAAATTGAAAAAGCCGACAAGGCATTTGGAAGACTGTTTTATTCGTGTGATTGGGCTTTGAATATATGGTTAAATATGACCTTCGGAACTGTATTTGCGTCTATGCGTGCTTGTCATCAAGATGCCTCATGGAAAATAGGCATCAATATGGAAACCGGCTTCGATGAAATGATCAGAGGTCATCTTGCAAAATCGTCTAATGTTATTTGTGCTGACGCTGCTAACTGGGACATTTCCATGCACCCTAGCACCATTAAAGCAGCTCAAGAGTTCATCTCAGAAGTTTGTTACAGATCCAAATCATATGACACAACAAACCTTAAGAACATCACTAAGGTCGCTGCGCGATACCGGTCTGAATCATTCATCTTAGTGGAAGACTCGGTTATCAAAGTAGACGGGATCATGACGTCGGGAATTACTGGCACTTCTGAAGTGAACTCTATTATGCACCTCATAATGTATTTGTATGCTGTGAATAAACACTTGAATAATGTAAAATTGTCAGTTGAAACTTTCATAAACCATGCCTGTTTTAGTTCTTACGGAGATGATGCGAAATTAAGCGTTGCCCCGTTTCTTGAGGAAATCCTTAGTGACGTGAATGTTAAATTGATGTATGATGATTTTGGAGTGACTGCAACTAATGATACCAAATCCGGACCCCCCGCCACCACCCCAATCCAAAATGGATCTTTGTGCTCCCGAACCCCCATATGGAATGATAAACATGCTGTTTGGTTGCCAGGATTGAAAAAAGTCACCATTGAGTCGATGATTTCTTGGTCACGCACAGGCTTACCATCGGACATCGCTGTTCGGTGTCGTACAGCCTCGCTCTACGCCGCTGCATGGGGCGCAGATTACTACAACTTTATCTGCGACATTATTAGAAAGATACCCCCCGAATATAAAAATTCTGCCGCTTGGAGGGATGCTGGACCTTTGGAGCCTCACGATGTCGTAATATCATTTTTATCTCAAACGATGAAAGGACAGACCGAGCTAACTTTCAAAGGTTTCTCCGAAGCTCGGAGAGACTTTTATCAAAGTTTGATTGCTGATAACTCGCTAGTTACCAACCACACACTTACTAACAACATGTCTTCCCCAATCGAAATAGATGTCGTTGATGTTGCGCCTTCCGCGCCTTACCTTATTGTCGAACCACCATCGGAAAAGCCATCACCCATTTCTGAATCGCTTCCTTCGTATGAACAAGCTGTGCATGAGCAAGTTATGAATGACCATTGTGATGAATGCCCCCGTTGTTTAGCGGGAGTTTATTGTGTGAATCGAGCTGCGAATCCTCTGAGGGAGAGAGTTGTGTTGGATTCGTATAAAAGTTATCTTCTTACTTTAAAAGATTTGCGTGCTTGTCAAGATCGTATCTATTCCAATTATGTTAACCAAAAGAGAATGAGAAACCAATTACCGTCATTCAGAATATATGAACTAGATCGCCTTATTTTTTCATTAGATTATCATATTTTAGACATGCAAGAGATTATTGACAGCGTTCAATCCGATTCTGACCTTACTGACAATTCCATTGACCACCATATGGAGGCCCCGCCACCAGTTGCCCCGTCTGCCGCGAGCTCGTCGATTAGCCGAACTACTGCAGTGAGTGAGAATGCACCCCTTGATCAACAGTTGGTTGCCCCCCTCGAGATGCCATCTGGGGGCGCCATCCCATTCAATGATGCTGGGACTGTCATGGTGCTTCAGAACGCCCAGATACCCAGTATGCAAGCTGCGACTGGAAACGCCATGGATGTCAAGATTGCTTGCCAAGAGTTTTATGATTTTGCTACCGAACCATATTTGATAACTGAAGATGTACCCGTAGGAACTGTAGTAGCTTGTATAAATTATGGTATTGGTGCTTGTTCCCCGCGTGCCCAAGCTTGGATCAACCAGCACAGAAGCTGGGATGGAGTTATTTTAATTAAAGCTATGCTTGTGTCTAATTCTTTGAATCAAGGTCAGCTTATGCTTGGTCTTGTTGATACCCGTGATTCGCATGATTTAGTTAATGGTGTTTTAATTCCTAAGAAGACGATTAAACTTGATACGCTCCAGATCAAAGAGCCTGTTATTGTCGATATGAATAAAAATTACACCCAGCAGTTTGCCCTCATGGACATGCGACGCCAATATATGTGGAGAGATGTCGAAGATAATGATGCTGATTTCTACCGCAGCAACCAAAGTTTGGTGGCCATTGTTTACACAAAGGTCTCAGCTAATGCTAAAGACTCTGGTCTTTCTATTCCTCTTCGATTTCAATCTGCATGGATGGGCACCGCTATGAATCCTAAACCCTTAGATTCCTCTTCTGACGCCACAGTGGCTGGGCTCGAACAAACTCGATTTGCCGATATTGTTCCGAGTGACGAGTTTACTATTCTTGTGTCGGATGGAGTTAGCCCCCCCGTTGCGGGCGACTCATTTAGTAATAACAAAGTCAATACTTTCCCATGTAATTTCCCCACAAATAATGAGAATTCCGCCAACCCCATAGAGATGTTTAGCTTCCGTCAATGCACGGATGGTATTAATGAATATATGTCTGGTGAAGGTGTTAGAGTGGGGAAGTCTTTATACCCCACGGACGAGAACCCAGCTAATTGGAAATTTTTTTTTCTTGGTACCCCCACTAACATGAATGTATATAAACATATTTTTACAGAGCAGACAAAAGAAAGTGTGAAAATTTACGATCCGGCCACGGACACTCAAACATTTCCCGCTGCTGGCGATACTATCAGAGTTATTAAATGCTTTTCTGATAAAGGGATTCATCGAGCTGTCTACCTCAAGATCAAATCAACCGCAGCAGTCAGTGGAACCAGAAACATCACTATTGATGATTCTTTCCTGAACACTGACTTGGAAACGGTTCGGAATTACGCCAATTTTGTCGCCGGTGCTCGCCCACCAACTGGATTTTGTGCCTTGCGTTTTGCTAACTCCCCTAATTTTCAAATCACGGATATCAATCCAAATGCTTACACTATTGGTTTAACTAGTGCTGAAATTAGCTTAAGAAAACTTTTTAATCGTATTGGGTTTAATGTTTCGTTTAAGATTATGGATCCTGATGGGTATGAGATCCAGACTGTTTGCTTTATTAATGGGGGTTTCTTTACTACTAGTAAGATCGGGAGATATCACCCGGTCGATGTTCGTTCTTGTCGTATTTCTAATGTTACTCGTCTTGGGGCCAATGTCCGTCCTATTTCCGATGACCTTCCCGAAAACCGAGTTTTGGGCAACTTTGCTAACGCTGAAATAAACACCATGCGCAAGGACATGGAAAAGCTTCAAAAGATGGTGGAAGCATTGACACTGCAATCCAGCAGTACTGATGTCTCATCGCCTATTGAACTTGTATCTATGGATGAATTGCGTGCCAGCCTCAACAAGCAAGCTGGTGCCGTCGAGCATCACATGTTAGCAGTCGGCGCCGGATTAACAGCTGCAGGAATGCAGTCCGAACGCTGGGGTCATAGAGTTTTTGATCGTCGAACGATGCAACAGATGTCAGCACAGAACTTTGATCAGATGATGAAACTTCAGGTTTCCAACCAAGAGTTTCGCACTAATTACAGTAAAATGATGACTGAAATTGAATTGGAAGCGAGAAAGAATTTCTTTGATTATCGCAATGCTTACGACGCAGCATCCAGCGCCCAAAGTATGAGCAATGCCCAAAACACCAATGCCACCACCCAAACCTATGGAGCCTCTCAACCCACCGAAATGACCCCCTCCAAGTATTATTCGTATCCTACAGAAACCCAAAGTACCTCTTCTGGATCCCAATACAATGTTAACGATACTAAGACATATTCTTCGTCTGGACAGCAAACTTACGGAGCTTCTGCTCCTGTGAGTATGATGCCTAGCAAATATGCTCGTGGGTCGTACAATCCCCCCCCTAAAACCAAATCGATCGCCTCAGGGTCGACCGACACCCGTGGTTACTCTTACTCGACAGCCTACCCGTCGCAGGACAGAGTCTCCTATACCCAACCGACCTCCGCAACTGGACCAACCAAATCGTACGCTTCAGTTGCGGCTTCTACAACAAGTGGTCGCCCCACCAAACCGGCAGCCCACTAAAATTATCTTGACCCCTTGGATGTCCTGGTTCTTTTTTTTAAAATTTTATTACTAAACTTACTTATCATTAAGCATAAAATCGCGAAGTCGTAAAATCATATACTTATCCAAAA